ATTAATAAGGTTTTTTCAATGTAATTCTGTGAGTATAAATTGCAGATTGAGTTCCAGTTCCTGTAATAATCAATCTCTGTCGAACTCCGTAATTATCCCCAGTAACAGAAGTAATTTCTCCATCTGCGTCTACAGAATCAGTAGCAACCGTGTACCATTCATCTCCGCTTAATGCGTTTGATTCTTGAACAGTCAATGTTAAATCAATAGTACCGCTTTCTTGAACACCTTTTACAGTATGATTGTACTTCCAAAAAGAATACAATAACGGACTAATGGTGATAGTATCAGCTTCGGTATCGGTAATAGTATCAGATGCAGTTGTTCTGTATATTTCGTATCCAGCATCGAACTCCGAGTTCCTTGCTGCCGTGAATAAGATGGATGCAGCCAAAATGACTGCACCACCTACTAACATTAATTTATTCATTTTATTTTCCATTTTTGGATTGTTAATTATATTCCTTGAACTACGGAAGCGTCCTTCATGGCGGAGAATGATGCAGCATGTCTAACCGCGATATCCCACCAAGAATTAACCACCAATGTTACCAAGGCATTTTTTGCTCCACTATACGGATCAACTACCAAGTCAATACCAGCCCATTGTCCGATAATTAATTCAGACCAATTTCCGAATAAAATAGCATGAAGGCTTGATCCGTTTCCTTTAGTTAAGTCAGAAGGAACTAATGTAGATACTCTTGCTCTGTATCCATTCAATTGACCTTCTCCAGCTTGTGCGCCATCAACGAAAATGAATTGAGCAGTATTGTTAGCCTTTTCAGCCGTTTTTAGAAATCCTCTAACACCAGGAGTAGTCAAATACGCCAAGTTGCCAAAATCAGCATTGGCAGAAGCTACATCTGTTTCCAATTCGATTATATTAGCGAATGTTGGATTCGCTCCATCAGTTCCTCCAGCTACATCTCCGATTCCACTTGTATTTAAAATACCTGTTGGTTGGTTACTTGAACCAGAACCATTAATCGCAGCAGTATCCAATGCGTTAGCGATTGCGACGCTTAAACGGTTTCTTACCATATTTTCAACGTCAATGGTAGATTGAACCATTAATTGCTTGGAAATATCAGTAAATGCTCCTAATCTATTAGGTGACATCTGGATTCTGTCAAATGTCGGAGATGTTTCCGCGTTAATGTCGTTTTCGCCTTCCCAAGCAGCGGAAGCGGCAGCATCGTTTCGTGGGAAATCAATATTAGAAGTCAAGCCAGTTAAGTAAGTTGCTCCTAACGATTCTGTAACCAATCTTGGATCAAGGAATGGAATCAAATCGCCTACTTCGGTTTGAATAGTAAATCCACCTTGAGTAGTTGTTCCAGCAGTCATATCCCTCTTCGTACCTGGTGTTCTCATCAACATCTTTGGCACAGTCAAGTTTCCATTTGGTGAAACTCCAGCTTGTCTTGCTTCGTGAACTCCTTCTTGGTGCATTTCCGCTGCAACACCTTCTAATCGTCCTCTTTCCACTAATTGAGTGATTGCGCCATCTTTACCGGTCAATCTAAATTCGGTAGAAACCTTTTCTTCTTCTGTTTTCTTGCTAACATTTCTTCTCGCGTCCTCATTAGCCTTTCTTTTTGCTTCTTCGTTTGCCTTTCTTAATTCTTCGGCTTCGATAAACGCTTCTCTCTCGATAGACTTATTTAAATCTTCCGCTCTTTTGCTTAATGAATCCCACTTTGAGTTCATTTCTTCGGTAAATTCATTACCACCGGCAGAACGGTGCAAAGCAGTCATTTGCTCCAGCACTTCCGCCCTTTGCTGACGTAATTCGTCTGATTTTTTCATAATTAATTTGAATTTAATTTTAGTAAATATAATTCACGTTGCTTAATCGCATCCGTGCTGGAATTATCTTCCGTTTTATTATTCTTGTTTAAAATCTCCTTTGCTCGTGCCATTACCGATGTAGCCTCGTAAGCTGGAAAGGTAACCGGAGCAACATCGTATAATCGCTTAATTTTCTTAATCGTTCTAAAAACGTTCCCATTTTCCATTCGGAACTCGTCATCCTCAATAGTGAACGCGAATGAAGATTGACTAATATCGCCTCGCTTAATTGACTCGTACATATCTCGCCCTAATTGCGTATCTGGTAAATCGACTTCGTATGCTAATCCTTTTTCATCTTTCATTAGTCGAAGCGTTCCGGAAACGGTTCTGCCAAGTACATAATTTTGGTCGTGATTGAACAATGCGCGAACATCACTCATATCCGTTTCATCGAACGCACTTGAATCGATTTGCTCAATAAAGCCACCTAAATCACCAGATGGTGAATTGAATGTGGCTGCGTATCCGCGTACGGTTTTCTTTTCCTCTCCATCCATCGCCCTCAACTCCAATCCGAATGTTCTTATTTCTTTTTCCATTATTGTTATGTGTTTTCTTTAGAATTCGATGCTAATGGCATTCCGTATTCATCTCCACCTTCGTATCCGTTCAACCCTTCCTTCTTTCGTATCTCATTCGGATTCAATGCGCGAATGTTATACATCGTTTGATATAACCTTGCTCTTGAATCGGTATCACCTTGTAACAATCCATCTAAATCAAATTTGACAAAGGTTTTTCCCCATTGATCTCTCGGAAACAATTTGGAGTTAAATTCGGATTCGATTCTCTTTGTCCAGCTACGCAATGTGTATTGAACAAAGATTCGGTTTAATAATTCAGCATTGTTAAAGGTTTCGGATTGACCCAACAACGTAACTGGAACACCAGTAATATTGCTAATGTCTGTAATTGTCAGACGTCTGCCTTCGATGTCATTAGCATCAACTCCTTTTCCTGTTGCTCTGTATTTAACTCCATTACTCAACAATGCCGTTTTCCCACTATTGTCTGGTCCTTGGTAATTTCTGTTCCAACTCTCCTGGATTATATCGCGTTGTTCCTTTGATAGTGCTTGATCCGTTTCTAAAACACCTCCGATTTGCGCTCCATTACCGTAAAAATTCGCACCGTGTTGGATTTCTGCTATGCCGCGTCCAAGTGTATCTTGTTGGTAATCAATAACGGATTTGCCTAAAATTCCATCTTCGGAGTACATACGCAAATGAATAATTTCCGAAGCTGGAACAGACGCGCCGTGTTCGTGGATGTAATAAAAATATTCTCCTTCAACCTTGAATTGTTCCCATTCTTCCGTAATTAAATGCAATCTGTCAATGTTTCCAGAAGAATCGGTCATTATATGGATTAATGCGTTTCCACCTTTGTAGTTAGACGATCCGGTAAACATTTGCCTCACCAAGGTTTCCATATAGGTGAACTTGTCGCGAGTCGGCTCTGGTCGGAAATTGATTAAAGGATATAACGGATGGTTTACGGCTTCGGTAATGTTACCTTCTTCGTCTTTAGTGTAAACCGAAAACGGTAAAGATGCGATTTGTTCGGATAATATCGTTACCGCTCTAAAATAAGCTGGTATTGCTTGGCTTGTTTTCCAGTTAACACTTACTTTCGCTCTTGAAGCTGAAAACAATACGGTTTGCCAAGTTGACCAATCCTTTGCTGGTCCAATCTTGGAATAAATGGCTGCTCTTGCCGTTTGGAACGGCTTAATTACACGTTGGATTAATCCCATAAACAAATATTTGCGATTTTTATTGGTAAAAACCAAAAAATAATTAACAAAGTGTTGTTATTTGTTAACTTTTTGTATATTGTGCTATTCATTAATCAAAAATCAATCAAAATGAACGATTACAAAGACCTTTTTTCTATTTACGGTGAGTTCGATGGCAAATTTTACCTTGAAACGTACAAGGATCACAAAGCAGCCTATTCAAGATATAGCGAATTATCTTGGAAGATGTTGCAACGCGCTACAAAACAATGGAAAAGAAATCCAGATTTGATTCCGCAGTATTATGAAACAACTAAAGATGGATTCAGTAAATCAAGTCATTGTCGAATCGGACACATTTATATCGATAGGATTCCGGAAGAACACGAAATAAATTAGTATATTCACGCATCAAAGTTGGTCATAGTTACGGTTTTTATTACGTTGCCGCTCATTTTTTGGGCGGCTTTTTTTATTTTAATATACCGCGTAACCATTTCGACTTCATAACTCTGAACGTTCCGTAATTTTTGTACTTGTTAATTCCTTTTTGTTTAAAATGCCATTGTTCTGTAGCGATATACGCTTGGTGATAACTCATTTTGGTATCGACTATGCTAAAAAAGTAGTCGAAGTATTCCTTGTTGCTCATTTTGTGTAATTATATGAAAGATATAACCTCATCTGCGTTGAATGGTGTTTGACCTTTTTTGCTATCCATATAGGCTGCATAACACATCGCCAAAACGACCATTCCATCGATTTTCTCTTGGCTTTTGGATTTGTCAAACATAATCAATCCGGTGTGATTGGTTTTAATCGTAATATTTCCAGCCATCCATCTTAAAATAGCATCGCCACCGTGCCATACCTGACCTTTTTCGATTAACGCTTCCAATTCTCGAATCGGCTCGTTATATGAAACGACCGTTTGTCGAAATTCGCGCATCGGAACACCTTCCGCATATAGTTCCGAAGCGAATTGAGTGCTTTGCCAAGGATCATAATATATTTTTTGAATTGCATAATTATCCATTGCTTCGTTAATGTCGGTGCGAACTGCATTGAAATCGGTTACATTTCCTTTCGTTAGGTTTAAATTTCCATCCTTTGCCCAGTCTAGATAAGGAACTCCATCCTTTT